ACTTTTGTAGTTACTTGTCCGCTAGCTGTTAACTCTTTGTTTTTAATAGCGTACATTTAAACTCCTTATGCTAAGTTGTTATTCTGTATGTAAAGAATAGTTACTGTAGCAACACCTGTTGTGCCATCACCATTACCTGCTGTGTAAGTAGCAGTTAAGGTTACATCACTTGTGCCAACATCATTAGCAGCAGCAGTTGTTCCACCAGTGTGAGTTACACCTAGTGCTTTAACATTTGTGTCAGACATAAATGCATTTGGATCTGCTGTTGTTCCGATTTGTACGACACCAGTGCCACCATCGTTTGATACAGTTGTTACGTTAAGTATAGCATCTACGATTTGTGAATTTGCTGGTACGATACCAATTGTTGTTGTGTTTGTAGCACCAATAATATCAATTACTGCTGATTGTGCCATAAGGGTGAAACCTGCGTTTGCACTTGCACCCTCTCTTACTGTTCCAGCTTTAATTGGGCCAGAAAATGTAGTTGTTCCCATGTCAACCTCCTTTTAGTTGTCGTTTTAAGTCTTGGGTAAGAATACTATAAAATAAAAAAGGCGCTCTTACAAGCGCCCTTTATATCTCATGTTTCCAGTGTCAAAGTCACCTTCCATACCAGTAGTAAGTGGTGCTCTCACAAAGTGTTTGAATCCATTAGGAGCATCTGTTTTGATGAAGAAAGCATCAGTATCTAATAGATAGTGGTTTACCACGTATCCATCAGGTAACATACCCATGTTTCTCATCGCATTGATGTCATTGTCAGCAGTACCGACTCTTAGAGTAGAGTTTAAAACTCTATCAGCTACAAATTGTGTATTTACAGGAATGATTAATTTTCTTCCCTGCATTGCAATTTTAAGCCCTCTTTCATCGATAAAGCCTGCAATATCAATCATTGCTTGCTCTAATGAGGTTTCGTTTAAGTCTGCATTTGTTGCACTTTTGTTGGAAAAGTTTCCACCAAGTGCTGTTGGGTGTGCTGTGTTTACTAAAGAAACACCATCACCACCAGCTGTAGTAAATGCATTGTTAAGTACGTTAGTTGCCTTGACTTGTTTTGTGTAAGCCATGGATCTTGCTAACGATCTAGTATAACGAGCAGATAAAGTGTCATACAAATTGTCTTCGACAGCCTCCTCAGTCAAACTGAATGCAAGTGCAACAGTTTCGTGAGTATATCTAGCCGTAAAACTTTCAGTAGCTGTATCAAATTGTACAGCAGCACCTTCTTGTTTTACACCAGCTTCGCCGAAGCCCATAAGCATAACTTCTTCTTCAAATGCTCTATCGCTTGATTCTTGGTCAAAGATCTCAGCATGCTCATTCTCATAACGAGAATATTCCATACCGAACAGGGCGTTTAAGCCAGGTTCCAGTTCTTTGGCCAGTTGTGCTCTATTTATAGCCATAGTCTAGTCCTCCTTATACGCCTGCAGTTCCTGTATGTGCACCCAATTCGTGGTTATTGATCTTTACAACTAAAACCGAGTTATTCGCCGTAGCGTCATTACTTGGTGTATCGTAAAAGTCCATTAACTTTAACATATGAGTAGCATTTCCAGTTGCTGCTGTGCTTGAATCGATCTCAGCATTAGACATACCCGAAGTGGTACTGCCCGCTGCCATGACCATGTTAGCGTTTGTGTGTAAGTCTGCTGCAACAATGTTGCTGCCGACTGAATCCTGTTGAGCAATATACAGTTGATCTGGATCATCTGATATAAAAGCTATAGCATCGGTTGCTGCTAGCCCGTCAGGATAATTGTTTCGGAATGTCGGTTTGCTTGTAGTCGGATCTGTGTAGAAACAACCCATAAACACACCACTAATTGCCCCTGTTATTGCACCTGCGCCACCTTTAACTTCGATGGAACCGTCAGCTTTTAACTTGACTGGATCCCCTGTAAAAAGTGCGCTTGCCCCAGAAGAGATTTTATATTTAGTAGTGCCAGTTGTACCACCAGGTGCCGAACCTAGTTTTGCAATTGGACGTAAACCGAATGGCGCATCAATATTTGCCATATTAGTCTCCTATCTAAATTTAGAGACATTGAATCTAACCATTAGACTTTTTGCCCCCAAATGTTACTCTGCTCTGCCTTTCCTGATGGATTGGCATGCTTGGGTGCTCTTCCTTATGTAAATCGTTTTCCACTGATTTAGTTTGGTCTTGAGATTTGCCAGCAAAATAGGCATCCCTATCTTCCTTGACTTCTTCAGGACATCGCATCAGTATCAAACCTCCAACTCCAATTACACCTTTATACTTACCCTCACTTACATGTGGTAAGTCAAGTCTATCTGGATATTCACTAGCCATAACTAATTCATATCCGCTTCGTAATCTACCCATGACGTTTTTTTCGTCTGATTGACCACGAAACTCACTTCTAACCCACCTATGGTGAAAACCTTCAGGTGGTTCTGGTGCATCCAAGTTAGACGGAGGTACCCATCCTCTAGGTCGAGCTTGTTTATCTCGGGTTTCGAGCTTGCGTGAGGTTTTATTTAACTTATCGTTCATATTACGCTCCTTCCTTCACGTGTTTTGCGTACTCTTCAAGTGGCACACCAAGTTTTTTTGCAATAGCTACCTGTGAGGGTGTGAGTTTCACAGTGCGGCGGCCTGATGCCGATTTTCGTACAGCTGAAGCAACAGTCTGCTTTGGCTTACTTTGATCCTCAAACTTTTGAGGAAACTCTTTTCGTATTCTACGATCAATTTCATTATAATACTCATCTGACGTTGCGTCAAATCCTTCTGCAACTAATTCGTCGTGAAAAGACATCGCAGTATACGTCATAGCTTTGTCAGTTCCAAACCATTTATTCTCTAAAGCCCATTCTTGAGCTTTAGGATCTGGTTGTCTTTGTTGTTGAGGTGGTTGTGTGTCAATCGCTTGATCAACAGTGGTATCCTCTGTTCTTTGCTCTTGTTGCGCTAATTTATTTTTTCTTAATCGTAATCTTTCTTTTTCTATGGCTAATTGACTCATTTTCTCTTGAGCTTCTACTTGTTTTTCAACATCCCCAGCTTCCATCGCTTGTTTTAAAGCTGACTTTAATAATGTTTCAGTAGAACTTATACTAGCCTCATCTGATGAAACTCTTTCACGTGAAGTGTTGATGGTTGTGGTTTGTAAGTTTTTATTCTCCTCTTGTATTTTTTTAGCATATTCAATAGCTGCTTGTTCACGTCTTTCGGCTTCACGCATTTTACGTGTAAGTTTATCAATACGTCTTTTTACAGATTGAGAGTACTCTTCTAATTCTTCGTCTTTTTTCTCTTCCTGTACCGATACTTCAGGTTGATCTTCTTGTTCGACCTGAACGTCGTTTTCTTTTTTATCATCTTCTTTAACTTCTATTTCGACAGGATCACCCGAGGTATCTATCGGAACCATCTTGTCTTGCTCTGATTGCACTGTTGGTTGCATGGTCTCCTCCACGTTACATTATGTTAGCTGGCAAAATATCTCGAGGATCATCAACAACAGCCAGTATTTCATCGTCGTTAATTATCCTTAGCTCACCACCATCAATACGAATACGAGATCCTGCATATCTAGTAATGAGAACCCAATCACCCTCTTTACACCAAGGGCCACTAGGAAACTTTTCTTTGTCTTTGTAACACTCAGGTCCCATTTTAAGAACCTTACATATATTAGTTGTTACTTGTGATTCTGTAACTGTATCGTCAGTTAGCAATACGCCACCTTTTGTTTTACCTTGAAGTTTAAGTGGGAACAATACCATTCTCCAACCAGAAGGCTGTGGTATTTTTTCTACTTCATTTTTCTTTTTCTCCGCTTGTGCACCATCCCATACGTGTTTAGGTACAATCAGTTTTGGTTTAGTCATCTTCTAGCTCCGTTTTCTTAAGCAGGTCCGTGAGTTCCTGTACTTCTTGTTTCAGTGCAGCTAATTTACCAGTCAAATATCTATAATCTGACCAATCCTTAGCCATCCCATTTAATATAGACTCTTTTACTTGCTCTTGTCTAGCAATTAAATCTTTTTTATATGCTGTAAAGAAGTTTTCTAGCCGCATGATTTCATAAGGTCAGCTAATTTTTTGCAACGATTTGGAGTTTGTTTATTCCATCTGGAGTCAAGCATTTCATAACTTGCTCCTATAAAATTAGCTTCCTGCAGGGCTTTCCACATATTTTTAAACTTAGATACCCCTGACTGTCCAAGTTGAAAGCACATCTCCGATAAGACGTGTTGAGCTGTTTCTGGTAAATCGTCAATATCATTTTGTGACATTAATTGTTTTGCTTGAGCTATTGCTCTGCTTAAATCTTTATCAAATACTGTTTGTAATTCTTCTTCGGTGTATTCTTTATCAGCAACAAAATTATCTGTTGGGACAACCTTATGACCCCACCCAATGGTATCGAATCCTTCGGTATCTTGATAAATTTTGTTTCTAAAACCTTCACTTAATTTTACTGATTTTGATAATTCTTCGTAACTCATTATTTTTTTTTAAACATTCCTATTGCACTAGATCCTGCCTTGATG